ATGACAATGAGCGGGCGGAATCCCGAAAAGGTAGCCGCGCGCGGCTACCTTTTGAAATCGGCCGACAACCAGAGCGTGGTCATCCCGGACGGCGATTTTTACATCAACCCGAAAGCCCGCTGCCGCCGCATGATGCTGAATTCCCTCTCTGCGGAAGCTCGCCGGGTGTACGCCTGCCTGGAATTGGCGACCATGGCTTTTCACCAGGAACTGGCCGTTACTATGGAGGGCGGCAAGCAACGGCCGCTTACGCCCGCCGACATTTCCCACCAGACGGGTCTATCCAAGCAGCACACCCGGCGCGCTCTCGCCGAACTGGAGGCGGAAGGGCTGGTGGAGCGCCGCGCGGCGGATGGCGGCCGTTTACGCAACGGCCAAATTCTCATATACTCATGGGCGGAACCGCGCAAGGCGGGAACCCAAAAAGGTAGCCGCGCGCGGCTACCTTTTCCGCACTGGTTTCCAGAGCCATGGGAGCCGCTCAAGCCCCTCATCACCCGGTTAAAGCTCCAAGTGTCAATCAACGAGGTAGCCGCGCGCGACTACCTTCAGCAAGGCGCAGAAGCCGCGCGCAGCTACCAAAAAGCCGAAAAGGTAGCCAGGGAATTCCTGGAAAGGGTCTGCGCGCGCCCCCCCTCTAATAAGGAAGAAAGAACTGAAAGAAAGATTGAAAGAAAGAGCGGTCTGTCGGTAGGTCAGAAGGATAGTAGAAGGGACCGACCGACCGACTCCTCTTCCCCGGAGGCCGAAATCCAAAAGCTCCCCCAGGTACGGCGCCTGAGCACACGGCTGAAAGACACGCCCAGCCCGCAACTCTATGCGGACATCCTGCGCGCCCTGGCGGGCGCCCCGCTGGCGGATCTGGACGCGCGCATCGCGCTGCGCTTCGAGAAGATCACGTCCCTCGGGATGCTCGTGAAACTGGCCGGCGACGTGGGCCGCGCGCACGCCGCGCGGGAGGCCGAGCGGCAGGCCGACCAACGCGCGCACGCGCGCCAGATGGAGCGCCAGCGCCAGGCGCTGATCGCCGATCTGCGCGCGCACTGGAGCGAGTTGAGCGACGAGGACCGCGACTACTACCGCCGCGAAATCCCCGAGCTGCGGGCCGCGGGAGCCGGCGCATGAGCAACCTCACGCGCATGGAGGCCTCCACGGCCTATCAGGAGCGCTTGCTGGCGCGCGTAGCGGCCGAGCAGGACGCCGCGCCGGACGATCTGATCTTCCCCGTGCATCTGGATCTGGCCGCCGTGCTGGCCCTGGTGGGCAACCTGCAACTGGCTCTGCGGCATCCGCGCAACTGCGGGCCAACGGCCGACACCGCGCGGGCCTTCATCGCCGGCATGATCGCCAAGCTCCAGGAGCACGGCTTTGCGGCGCACGCGGAACTGCTAGATCTGGGCAACCACCCGGAGCTGGACGCACGGCCGGGAGATTACGTTTGAGGAGCGGGCAGATTCGCGCGGCGAGGCCGCCGGCCGCATGACCAACTGGCTCCCGTGAGGGCAGTCATGAGCCACAACTTTCGCCGGCCGAAATCGTTGCTCCCTACGCCCGCCCCGAAACGCCTGCGGATGGCCGAGCAGTGGGACCAGTTCGCCCGCGCCGTTCTCCCGCCTGGCGTGAGTGAGATTCAGCGGCGGGAGATGCGGCGGGCCTTCTACGCCGGCGCCGAGTCCATCCTGTTTCGCGTGATCCAGGCTTTCGCCCCGGAATCGGAACCCACCGACGCAGACCTCCAGATCATGGAAGACTTGCATCAGGAACTCAGGGACTTCGGCGAGATGGTCAAGCAGGGCCGCGCGTGAGCCCGGCCCCCGGTCTGTTCGATGGAACCTACCTTGCGGTCTATTCTACGCCGCGAAGACTGCTTGGCAGTACGGGCAGATGAGCGAGTGGCACTCGGCCGCCTGCCGGCGCAGCCACCACGCGGCTAAGCCCGCGCGGTTCTCGACGCCGACGCGCTCGAACAACGCGGATAAGTAGACTTTCACCGTGCCCTCGCTGAGTCCCAGCCGATAAGCAATCTCTTTGTTGGCCAGGCCCTCGGCCACCAGCGCGGCGAGGTCGGCTTGGCGCTTGGTGACTTTCATGCCGCCTTGCGCCACTCCAGGCCCCACATCGCCAACTGCACCCGGTTGCGCGCGCCCACGGCCCGCGCCAGGCGCGCCACATACGTGCCCGCCGTGCCCGGGGTGAGCCCCAGCAACGCCGCAATTTCCTTGTTCGAGCATCCCCCGCAGACCAGGGCTAACACCTGGGCCTCCCGCAGCGACAGGCGCCACTCCGGGCCATCCGTCCCGCCGCTTAGCCGGCGCATCCCACCACTTTAGTTCTAGTACGTCCCTGACAGGCGCCGCCAGTTTCGTACCGCCAGAAGATAAGCATACCTCATTGTATGAAATCGTGCATAAAATAAGAGCGTGATTCCCAGCATTGAGCTGGCTCAAGAGCAGGCCCGGCGGTTGGCCATCGTGGATGAATTCGGGGAGTTGGAGCGCCAAATCGCTGAATTCAAACCCAAAACCGAACGCCACAAGGCCCTAAAAGAGCAGATTTTAAGCTGGTACGCGGACCTGGACGGCGCCGCGACGGCGCAGGCGGAAGGCCGGCGCTACAGCGTGCAGATCGGCACGCGCCAGAACCAGCGCACCATCACCAAGCCCTGGAAAGCCTGGGCCTTGCTGCGGCGGGCCATCGGCCTGGACCAAGTGATGGAACTGGTGACCATTCCGCTGGCAGCCATCGACCGCTACATTCCCGCGGAGCAACACGCGTGGATCCTCTCCGAAGCGCGCACTGGCGCCCGGAAAGTCGTAGCGGTGGCCAAGGCCTCCGAAGTGGTGGCGCAGGCTGCCTGAGATATCGAAGTTTCCCGCGTGCGATGGGACTTCGCCGGCGGTAGCTGTGCCTGAAGGCTGGTACGCGCTGATGGTGCGCACCGGACGCGAGGCCACCGTGCGCGGGCTGCTGACCCGCCGCGGCATCCAGGCCTTCCTGCCGGTGTTCCGCATCGAAACGCGCTGGAGTGACCGGCGCAAGATCCTGGAGCGACCGGTTTTCCCGAGCTATCTGTTCGCGCGCTTCCGCGCCGACGCCCGGCTGCCCATCCTGCAAGTGCCCCACGTGCTGCACATCCTGGGAGACGCCCGCGGCCCCGTGGCCGTGCCCGACGAGCAGATCGGCGCCGTGCGGCGCCTGGTAGAGACCCCCGCGGTGCCCGTGGTGCCCTGGATGTACCTCCATAGTGGCGATCGAGTCTTGGTCGAGCGCGGCCCACTGGCCGGCCTGGAGGGCCTCGTGGTGCGCACCAAAGACGCCTGCCGCGTGGTGGTGTCGGTGGACCTGATGCACCGCTCCCTAGCCGCCGAAGTGGACGCCGACAGTCTGCGCCGCCTGGCATCCGCCCCCGAAATTCCTCGAGCTGCCTAGACAGAACGGAGCCCCCTCCTTTATCTGGCGGCAGGCCTTGCGCGCGCCGGGCCTGCCGCGCTCCGTCCCCGTGAGAAACGCCCCCATGGCCGATCACATGCCCACGCTCATGTTCGTGCTGGCCCTGTTCTCGCTCATCAGCACCGCCCTGGGCATCTACGTGAAACTCTCCATGGCCGCGGAATTGCAGCGCACCATCAACGAGCTGAAGGACTACATGGAGCGCACCTATGTGCGGGAGAACGTCTGCCGCGAGCGCCACGCGCGGGCGCACGGGCGCGGGCACCCCCGCTTGGAACAACCGGAGGGCGCCTGAGTTGTGGCTGTGAATCCGCGTAGGAGACGGGTAAAAGTGGAGGATGCGGGCGGCAAGCCTGCCCCTGCTGGTGGTGAGCGCGGCGTGGCGGGACCGGAATGCGAGACCGAGGTAACCCGCGAGGCGGCCTGCCTGTTGCTGGGGCTGCAGGAGTGGCTGAGCCACCGCCCGGTGCTGCGCCAGGGCCGGCGGCGGTGGATCGAGATGGAGCAGGCGGAAGTCCAGCGCATCCTGGCACAGATCGACTACTGCCTGAACCGCTGGCCGAGCTGAGCTTCTGGCGCTGGTACGGAGACCTGGCATGAGTGCCTGGCTGGATCCGGTGTTTCAAGACGAGGACGAGGAGCGCGGCCTGCAGGACTGGCTCATTTGGGACCTGCCCGGGCAGCGTCCGCGGCGGCGCGCCCGGCGCCAGCGGCGGAAGCTCCCGCGACGATGAAGCGCCAGAAGAAACCCTCCAAACCTTCCAAGCTGGTGGCCTTCCTGGAGGAATACCGCGAGAGCGGATCCGTCACCCTGGCCGCCAAACGCGCCGGCATCAGCCGCAACGCGCACTATAAGCGTCTGAAGCAGGATCGCGCCTACGCCAAGGTCTTCCACGCCTGCCGCGACCAGGCCGGGGCCAGCCTGGAAGATGAAGCCATCCGGCGGGCTACCCGCGGCGTGCTGGAACCGGTCTTTTACCAGGGCAACCGCTGCGGCTACATTCGGCGCTATTCCGATGGCCTACTGCAATTTTTGCTGAAGGGCGCACTGCCCGAGAAGTACCGGGAGCGCAGCAGCGTGGAGCACAGCGGCCCGGCGGGCGGCCCCATCGAATTCACCGACGCCACCCTGGCGCAACTGAGCGATACCGAACTTGAGTGCCTTATTGGCGTTGCCCGAAAGCTGCAGGACACTGCCGATGCTGGAGGCGGAACTGCGCCGCCGGCAGCAGAACAAGTTTAGCCGCATCTTCCCCGCGGTAGGCCCCTGCCGGCGCGAGTTGTACGCGCGGCACCTGGAATTCTTCGCCGCAGGCGCGCAGTTCCGCGAACGGCTGTTCGCGGCCGGCAACCGCACCGGCAAGACCGAGGCGGGCGCCTTCGAGCTGACCTGTCACGCCACCGGCATCTATCCGCCCTGGTGGACGGGCAAGCGCTTCTCCAAGGCCATCGACGCCTGGGCCTGCGGCACCACCAACCAGACCACCCGCGACATCGTGCAGGAGAAGCTGCTGGGACCGGAAGGCGCGCGCGGCACCGGCATGCTCCCGGGCCACCGCATCGTGCATGTGGCCAACAAACAGGGGCTGCCCAACGCCGCGGATACCATTTGGGTCGAGCACGTCTCGGGCGGGCGCTCGATGATCGGGCTCAAGAGCTACGAGAGCGGGCGCAAGAGTTTCGAGGGCACCGCCAAACACGCCATCTGGTGCGACGAGGAGCCGGACCTGGGCGTGTATACCGAGTGCCTGTACCGCACCGCCACCACGGACGGGGTGCTCTATACCACGTTCACGCCGCTCAACGGCATGAGTGAAGTGGTCAAAAGTTTCTTCGAGCCGGAATCCGACGCCGTGCGCCTGGTCAAGCACGTCACGCAGGCCACCTGGGACGATGTGCCGCACCTGACCGCGGAGGCCAAGGCGCAACTGATCGCCTCCACGCCGGCCTACCAGCGGGACGCGCGCACGCGGGGCATCCCGCAGTTGGGCGTGGGGGCCATCTACCCGCTGGCGGAGTCCGACATCCTGGTGCCGCCGCGCCCGTTGCCGGCGCATTGGCCGCGGGTCTACGGCATGGATGTGGGCTGGCGCCGCACCGCGGCGCTCTGGCTGGCGCTGGATCGAGACACCGGCACCTGGTACGCCTGGCACGAGTATTACCGCAGCCAAGCCGAGCCGGCGGTCCACGCGGCGGGGATTACGGCGCCGGGCAAGTGGATCCCGGGCGTGATTGATCCGTCCTGCCTGGCCTCTTCGCAGATCGACGGCCGCAACCTGATGGAGATGTACGGCCAGTTGGGGCTGGACCTGGAGCCCGCCGAAAACGCCGTGGAGACCGGCATCTATGAGGTCTGGCAGGCGCTTTCCAGCGGGCGGCTCAAGGTCTTTGAAACGCTGGCCAACTGGATCAGTGAATTCCGCCGCTACCACCGCGACGAAAAGGGCCGGGTGGTCAAAGAGGACGATCACCTGATGGATGCCACGCGCTACGCCTGGATGAGCGGGCGGGCGCGCGCCAAGGTGGCCCCGCCGCCCTCCCCGGCGGCCGGCGGCTACGTGGATCCGTTCCGCGGGGGTGGCCAGGCCGGCCCCGGCAGTTGGATGGCCTAAGCGTTTCCCCTAAGTCTCCCCTAAGTTCTCACCCCGCAGTTCCAGGAGTTACCCATGCCCACGAAAGCACACGTCACCGCCCACGCCGGCAAGAAGCCTGCGCCCAAAGGCAAGGCCATCGGCATGCACATCGAGCGCGCCAACAACGGCGGCTTCATCAGCCACACGCGGCGGGAAATGCCCACGCCCAAGCGCGGCGTCCCGATGATGGACTACCGCGAGCCGGCGCCCGACGCGCACGCCGACATGGCCGCGCTGCACGATCACATCGACCAGACCTTCGGGGAGGAGTAGATGCCGGCCGATGCGGCCAGTATCGAGGTCTTCGTAGACGAAGGCGAAGGCGTGGAATCCGTGGGCCTGGTCCTGCGGGGCGCCTCCATCGTGGACTACGACGGCGAGGAGTTGACGCCGGCCTGCCGGCTGGAGGCCCGCCAGGCGCGCGGGCTGGCGGCGGCTTTGCTGGAACTGGCCAACCAGATCGAAGGAGTCTCCGATGATCCAGATTAAGAAAAACCACCGCGGCCTGTTGCACCGCGACCTGGGCATCCCGCGCGGAAAGACCATTCCGCTGAGCGCCCTGCTGCGCGCCGAGCACGCGCGCAATCCGAAAGTGCGGCGCCGCGCGCAGTTCGCCGAAAACGCGCGGGAGTGGAACCACTAATGCCGCGTTCGCAAGCCGAAGTGCGCCTGGCGCATGCCGTTCTGGAGGGCCACGCCACCGACAGCGGCATGAGCCCGAAGTATGCCGCCGAAGTGGTAGGCGCGATGCACGGGCGCGAGATGTCCAGCCTGCCGCAGCACGCCGGGCGGCACATGCCGCTCTCGGCCATGCTGCGCAAGAAGAAAAGGAAACACTAACCATGGCCGACAGCGGCATGATCGGCTAAATGCTGACCCGGCAGGCCTTCCTGCGGCTGTGCGCGGCGGCGGCGCGCCTCCAGCCCTCCGCGTTTGATGAGCGCGTGGAACAGATGAACCGCGCCTGGAACGAATTTTACCGGGCGCTGCACGGCTGTTCGGCCGAAGCGCTGCGCATCGAGGAGTGCCGGGAAGGCGACGGCCATCCCGACCGGCGCGCCTTCGAGGCCGCCCGCCAGGCCGCCAAACGCCTATTCGACCTGCGCGACGCTTGAGCGCATCGGATCGGCGCAGCGCCGCTCCCATGCTCCGTTACCCATGAGCTACCAGATTCTGACCGGCGATGCCCTGACCCTGCTGCGCACGCTGCCGGATTCGAGCGTGCAGACCTGCATCACCTCCCCGCCCTATTACGGCCTGCGCGATTACGGCACGGCCCGCTGGCGCGGCGGGCGCAAGGATTGTCCGCACCGGGCCGGCCAATTGCGCCGCGGCGTGAACCTGGCGCAGTCGCCCGCGTCCACCCGCGGCGGAGCCAAGAAAGCCGCAGAGGTGGGCTGGCTCCAGGCACGCGAAGTCTGCCGCCACTGCGGGGCCCGGCGCGTGGATCGGCAACTCGGTCTGGAGCGCACCCCCGAGGAGTATGTGGCGCGGCTGGTGGCGGTCTTCCGCGAGGTGCGGCGCGTGCTCGCCGACGATGGCACGCTCTGGCTGAACCTGGGGGACGGCTTTCGGGGCAAGAATCTGCTGGGGATGCCCTGGCGCATGGCGCTGGCCCTGCAAGCGGATGGCTGGTATCTGCGCTCCGACATCATCTGGCACAAGCCCAACCCCATGCCGGAGAGCGTGCGCGACCGCCCCACCAAGAGCCACGAGTACCTTTTCCTGCTGAGCAAGAGCCGGCGCTACTACTACGATTGCCTGGCCATCCAGGAACGGACCACGGGCAACGCGCATGATCGCTCACGCAAGCATCGCGCACGGGAGGGACAGAAGACCTTTCCGACCGCCCAGTGCAACGGCATACGGGCTCCCGGCGTGAACCCCAAAGCGCAGAAGTGGCCCAACGCCTGGAGCGCCGAGCCCGGGCGCCACGATGGGATCGGCAACGGCCGCTTCCGCCCTAAGCAAAATGCATCTTTCTCTGCGGCCGTAGTGCGAACGGTGGATCGCCGCAACAAACGTACCGTCTGGACCATCCCGACGTTCCCGTTCCCGCAAGCTCACTTCGCCACATTCCCGCCGCGCCTGGTCGAGCCCTGCGTGCTGGCGGGTTCTCGAGCTGGCGATACCGTGCTGGATCCGTTTGCCGGCGCCGGCACCACCGGCCTGGTGGCCCTGGCCCACGGCCGCCGCTTCCTGGGTATCGAACTGAATCCGCGCTATGTGCGCATGGCCCTGGCGCGCCTCGACCCGCCGGCCCTGGCCCGGGCGGCCTGAAAGTCTCCCTCTCATGTTTCCCCTCCCTCCCCGCCGGCGATCCGGCGCGCACGTCACCGTGGAGGCCTCCGCGCCGGCGGCCCCACCCTCGGATCGCGTCCGTCACGACGCTTTTCTGCGCAAGGTCAAAGAGCGCTTCCAACTGGCTGCCGAAGCCGAGAGCGAGATCCGCCAGGAGGCCCTGGAGGATCTGGACTTCTACCTGGGCAAGCAGTGGCCCGCCAGCATCGAGAGCGACCGCCTGGCGGACCAGCGCCCCTGTCTGACCATCAATCGCCTGCCGCAATTCATCAAGCAGATCACCAATTCGCAGCGCGAGAATCGCCCCGCCATCCAGGTCAACCCGGTGGGCGACGGCGCCGACCAGGACACCGCCGAAATCTACCAGGGACTCACCCGCCACATCGAAATCAATTCCGCGGCGGACGTGGCCTACGATACGGCCTTCGAGCATGCCGTCATTTTCGGCTTCGGCTATTTCCGCGTGCTCACCGAATACCAGGACGAACGCAGCTTCGATCAGGAAATCCTCATCGAGTCCATCCAAAACCCCTTCACGGTGTACCTGGACCCCACCGCGCAGAAGCGCGACCGTTCGGATGCCAAGTGGGGCTTCATCGTGGGCGATCTGCTGCCCGACGACTACAAGGCGCAGTATCCCCACTCGGAGCTGGCCAGCCTGGACGAGTTCAGCAGCCTGGGGGACGAAGGCCCGCTGTGGTTTCCGGGCGGCAAGATCCGCGTGGCCGAATATTTCGAGTACGAGCCCGAGAAGGCCACCATCTGCGAACTGCCGGACGGTTCGGTAGTGGACCAGGCGGACCTCCCCGCCGGCGTCGAGCCGGTGCAGACGCGCGAAACCGAGCGCCCGCGCTTCCACTGGTACAAGCTGAACGCGCGGGAAGTGCTGGACGAGCGCGTGCTGGCGGGCCGCTATCTGCCCGTGATCGGGGTCTACGGCGAGGAGATCAACGTCAACGGCAAGCGCGTGCTGCGCGGCGTGGTGCGCAACCAGCGCGACCCGCAGCGACAATACAACTACATGCGCTCCGCGCTGGTGGAATCCATCGCCCTGGCGCCCAAAGCGCCCTACGTGGCCGAGGAATCGCAGATCGAGGGCCACGAGCAGGAATGGAAGAACGCCAACGTGCGCGCCGTGGCGGTGCTCAAGTACAAAGCCAAGACGGCCGGCAACAACCTGCTGCCGCCGCCGCAACGCAACTTCGGGGAAGCGCCCATCCAGGCCATCGCCGTCGCCGTGGCGCAAGCCGACAACGATCTGAAGGCCACCGCCGGCATCTATGATGCTTCCCTGGGCGAACGCGGCCCGGAGCAGAGCGGCAAGGCCATCCTGGCGCGCCAGAAGCAGGGCGATGTTGCCAACTTCAACTTCACCGACAACCTGGCGCGCTCCATCAAGTACCTGGGCAAAGTGCTGTTGGACCTGGAGCCCAAGATTTACGACCGCCCGGGGCGGGTGGTGCGCATTGTGCGGCCGGACGAAACCCACGAGACCGTGACCCTCAACGCGCCGTTTGTCCAGAAGGGCCTGCAGAAGTTCTACGACCTCTCCACCGGGCGCTATGACGTGACCGTGAGCGTCGGGCCATCCTACCAGTCCAAGCGCCAGGAGGCGGTGGCCTCCATGGTGCAGCTCACGCAGAGCTATCCGCAGATCATGCAGATTGCCGGCGACCTGATGGTGCGCAACATGGACTGGCCGGGAGCCAGCGAGATCGCCGACCGGCTCAAGAAGACCCTGCCGCCCGCGCTCCAGGAAGGCGATGGCCAGCAGATGCCCATTCCGCCGCAAGTGCAGACACAACTGGCGCAACTGACGGCCATGAACCAGCAGTTGACCGCGGCGCTGAATGCCGCCACCGAGGACATCAAGACCAAGCGCCTGGAGTTGGAATCGCGCGAGCGCATCGCCGCCATGCAGGCGCAGGCCTCCATCGTAGCGGCGGAGCTACGCGCCAAATCCAGCGACGCGCAAGCCCTGGCCAAGCTGGATTACGAATCCATCCAGCACCGCCTGGAGTTGCTGCACGAGGCCGAACAGATCGGCCACGAGCAGGAGATGGCCCAGCCGTCCGCGGCCGAGCCGCAGCCGCCCCCCGCCGGCCAGACTGAGCCGCAGGCCGCCTAACGAGATTTTTCCCCCGCAAGCGACTAACGGGCCGGCTCCGCTGTGCGCCGGCCCGCCCAAACCCCGCCTCACGGCCGGCTTCGTAGACCGCGCCCCCAAGGGAGACCCCCTACGCATGAGCGACAGTAGCATCACCCTCGTTTCCACCACCGACAGCCCCGAAGAGGTGCAAGCAGCCCTCGCGGAGTACGGCTACCAGACCGATACCGTCGAGACCATCGTGAGCGGTTCGGCTGGCAAAGCGCCGGAGTCGGGAGAGACCGAGAAACCCGCGCCCGAGGCCGCGCCCAGCGACGATTCCGCGGCCACGGACAAAACCGCCCCGGAGTCGGACCCGGAGAAATCGGAGCAGGTACGCGACGAGAACGGACGTTTCGTTTCGCCCAACGTGCAGAAGCGCATCGACAAGGCCATCGCCAAACAACGCGAGGCCGAGCGCAAGGCCGCGGAACTGGAAGCGGAACTGGCAAAACTGCGGGGAACGGACCCCGCCGCGCAAGCGGAAACCACCGAGCCGGCCGCCCCCGAAAGCGCCGCCACCCCCGCCAAGCCCAAGGTAGAGGACTTCGAGACCTACGAAGAATTCACCGAGGCGCTGGCGGAGTGGAAGGCCGAGCAGAAGATCACCGCCAAGCTGGCCGAGATCGAGCAGAACAAGCAGACCCAGGCGAGACAAGAGGCCTGGGGCCGCCAGCTCGATGACGCGCGCACGCGCTACCAGGACTACGACCAGGTAGTGGGCAACGACGACATTCAGATCACCGAGTACATGCAGGCGGTGATTCTGGAGAGCGAAGTGGGCGCGGACGTGTGCTACTACCTCGGGCAACACCCCGAGGAAGCCGAGCGCATCGCCGCCCTGCCGCCGCTGGGCCAAGCCCGCGCCATCGGCCATCTGGAAACCAAGTTCACGCGCGAGGCGGCCAAACCGGCCGCCCGCAGCGCCGCTCCGCAACCGCAACCTCGCGCCGGCTCCCGCGCCCCCGCGCCCATCCGCCCGGTATCCGCCTCGGCCTCCGCCGAGAAGGACCCGGAGAAGATGACGCCGGTGGAATGGCGGGCCTGGCGTGCTGCCGGCGGCGGCCGATAAGCCGCACGCCACGGGTGCCCGGCGACGGTCGTGAGATAGACGTCGGCCCCACTACTGCCGCGAGGCAGAAGGACGAATCACATGGGCAACGTGTTTTTGACCCCCAGCATGATTACGCTGGAGGCCCTTTCCTCTCTCAAGAACCAATTGCAGTTCACCAAGAAGGTGAACCGCCAGTACGACGACAAATTCGGCAAAGAGGGTGCCAAGATCGGCAACACTCTGAACGTGCGTATGCCGCCGCGCTACGTGGGCCGGCGCACCTCCGCGCTGGCGGTGGAAGACATCACGCAGACCAGCACGCCGCTGGTGCTCAACACGCAGTACGGCTGCGACATCAACTTCACCAGCGCGGATCTGCTGCTCTCCATCGAGCGCTTCAGCCAGGACATCATCCAGCCGGCGGTGGCCAGTATCGCCAACGCCATCGACTACGACGGCCTGGCCCTGAGCGCGCAGATCGCCAACTACGTGGGAACCCCGGGCGTGGATCTCACCGGCGCCTCCTCGCCCACCATCACGCAAGCCGTGTTGAGCGCCAAAGTGGCGCTGGACAACTCTTCGGCGCCGCGCGATGGCAAGCGCTACCTGGTGCTGGATCCGCAACTGGAAGCCAACGCCGTGGATGCTCTGAAAGGCCTGTTCCAAAGCTCCAACCACATCAAGGAGCAGTACGAGATGGGCGAGATGGGCACCGCTCTGGGCTTCCAGTGGTCCATGGACCAGAACACCCAGGCGCACACGGTCGGCAACCTGGCCGGCGACCTGCTGGTGGACGACGCGGACCAGACCGGCTCCCAGATCACCGTCAAGACCGGCACCGCCGGCACGAAGATCAACCCCGGCGACATCCTCCAGTTCGAGGGCGTCTACCAGGTCAACCTGCAGAACCGCCAGACCACCGGCGTGCTGCAGCCGTTCACCGTCACCGAACTCTGCACCATCGGCGGCGACGGCACGGCTACGGTCAAGATCGCGCCGCCGCTGACTCCGCCCGACAAGGACACCGGCGACAAGGTGGCGGGTCAGACCGTCACGGCTTCCCCGGCCTCCGGCGCCAAGGTCTATCTGTTCAACAAGGGCACCGCGAACTACGCCGACGTGACCGGCAAAGTCTCGCCCACCTCCATCGCCTTCCACCGGGATGCCTTTGTGTTTGCCACCGCCGACCTGCCCATGCCCCGCGGCGTGGACATGGCCGCGCGAATCGTGGATCCCGAAACCAACATCAGCATGCGTCTGGTTCGCGCCTATGACGTGAACGCGGACAAGTTCCCCTGCCGCCTCGATGTGCTGGGCGGCTGGGCCGTGCTGCGGCGCGAGCTGGCCTGCCGCATTCAGCGGTAGCCGGCACGCTGCGCTGGGGGCCGGGCCGCTCCTCCCATCTGCGGGGCGGCCCCGCCCCCGTTTTTCCCCCAGGAGTTTCTCCCCATGCCGAAGAAGCAATACCCCAAGTGGAAGCGTTCGCTCACGGGCGATTCGCGCATCGTGCACGATCCCGCCGAAGAGGCCGCGCTGGGCCCGGACTGGCTGGACACGCTGCCCGCGCAGGCGCCCGTGGATCCGCTGGCCGCGCTGCGCGCCGAGCGCGACCGCCTGGCGGCCCGCTGCGCCGAGTTGGCCCAGCAGTTGGAGGCCATCCGCGCGGATGCCGCCGAACGCAAGCCCGCAAAGAAAGGCGGATCCAGATGAAGGTGCAAGACCTGATCGACAGCGCCCTACGCCTGTTTGGCGAGTTTGAAGTGGGCGAGGGTGGCAACGACGAGGACCGCGCGGACGGCCTGGCCGTGCTCAACCAGATGCTGGCGGAGTGGAACACCCAGCAGTTCACCGTCTACACCATCCAGAACAAGCAATTCCCGCTCACCGGCAGCAAGGGCACCTACACCATGGGCACGGGCGGCGACTTCAACAGCGCCCGCCCTGTAAAGATCCAGCGGGCCAACGTGATTCAGTCCAACGGCCTGAGCGACGAGTTGGACCTGATCGGCCCCGACGAGTGGGCCGCGATCGAGGAGAAGAGTCTCAGCGGATTGCGCCCGCTGAAGCTCTACAACGATAACGACTATCCCCTGGCCAAGCTGAACCTGTGGCCCAAACCATCGGGCACGCCCACGCTGGATCTGTACGTGTGGGAAGAGATCGGCACGCTGGCGCTGGACGACGATCTGGACTTCCCGCCGGGCTACGAGAAGGCCATCCGCTACAACCTGGCGCTGGACCTGGCGCCCGAGTACGGCCGCGAGGTCTCCGCCTCGGTGGCCGCGCAAGCCGCGCAACTGAAAGCCGAACTGGCGGGGCTGAATGTCTCCAACCTGGCCGCCACCACGCCCTTGCGGCCCGCGCCCGCGGCGCCGCAGCAAGTAGCCGCGTAAAGGAATCCGCGCATGACCGTCAGCGACCTGATCTACACGGGCCTGCGCCTGGCCGGCGTGCTGGGCCGCCCGCGGCGCACCGCCAGCCCGAGCGAACTGGCCGAAGGCCTGGACGTGCTCAACGCCATGCTGGACGCCTGGAACATCGAGCGGCTGATGGTCTACACCACGCCGCGCAGCGTCTGGAACGTCCAGGCCAACCAGCAGACCTACACCATCGGCCCGGGCGGCGACTTCGATACCGCCCGGCCGCCGCGCATCGAGCGCGCCGGCTACCTCTGGCTGGCCAATCCGGCGCAACCGCTGGAACAGCCCATGGAAGTGCTCACGCTGGAGCAGTGGCAGGCCGTGCCGCTCAAGACCCTGGCCAGTACGCTGTGCACCAAGCTCTACTACCAGCCCGATTTTCCCCTGGGCAAGATCATTCTGTGGCCGGCGCCCACCGTGAGCAACCAGTTGGCGCTCTATAACTGGCAGCTCACCAGCGCCTTTGCCAGCCTGGAGGACCCGGTAGCTTTTCCGCCGGGGTATCAGAACGCGCTGGAGTACAACCTGGCGCTGGAACTGATCCCGCGCTATCCGGGGCGCTCCACGCGCGATCCGCTGGTGATCGAGCGCGCGGCCGACACTAAAGCGCGCATCAAGAGCCTGAACGCGCCCACCCTGGAGATGCGCTGCGATGCGGCGCTGAGCAGTCCCAGCGGGCGCTGGAACTGGTACACGGGCGAATACCAGAAGTAACTCCCGCCTCCTCCCATGCAGTTCAACTTCATTGGCGACGCCTACACGCTCGAATCGTTGGACGCGGATTGTCAGAGCGCCATCAACGTCTATCCGCAGTTTGTGGAGAGCGGCACGGGCAAGAGCAAGTGGGTGCTGCGCGGCAGACCCGGCCTGGCCAAAATCGGCACGCTACCCGGCGCCGTGCGGGCCTTGTGGCCCGGCGAGAATCGCCTGTTTGCGGTGGCGGGCTCGCGTTTGTGCGAAATCTTTGCCGGCGGCAGCTACGACGATCGCGGCGATGTGGGTAACGATGGCAACCCGGCGGTGATCCTGCCCAACGGCAACCAGTTGCTGGTGGTCTCCGCGGGCAAGGTCTACTGCGACAACGGGGACGGCCCCGTACAGCCGCGCTTCATCGTCACTGAGTACACCGACTTAGCGATTGACGGCACCGACAACACCAAGGTGTCCAGCACGGCTTACCCGTTCGACGCCACCGATGTCGGTCTCATCCTGCACATCACCGGCGGAACTGGCTTCACCGTGCAGGACGTGACCATCCTTTCCGTGGATGGGGACGGCGTGGCCACCTGCAGCGCCGCGTTGGGCACGCTGGGCTCGACGGGCGGCGAAGCGCGCGAGCTGGGCGACCTGGTGACCGGCGCCACCGGGGCGCTGCTGGATGGCTTCTTCCTGGTGGGCGAGGCCTTCACCAGCAACAAATTCTTCAAGAGCGCGCTCAACGACGGCACCACCTGGTACGCCGACGAATTCGAGTTCAAAGAAGCCTATCCCGACAACCTGTGGGCCATGCTGGCGGATCACGAGGATCTTTGGCTGTTCGGGTCCGAGCAGTCCGCCGAAGTTTGGCGCAACACCGGGGCGGCGGATTTCCCCTTCGAGCGCGATCCGGGCGCGGTGCAGCACTACGGCCTGCTGGCGCCCGCCTCGCCGGTGCGCTTAATGAACGGGGTGGCCTGGCTGGGCGGAGACGTTTCCCGCGGCGGGCCGCAGGCATTCTTTTCGCAAGGCTTCATCCCCCAGCGCGTCTCCACACACGCCATCGAGCAGGCCTGGGCCGGCTATGCCACCTGCAAAAACGCGGTGAGCTGCTCGCTGATCTGGAACGGGCACCACTTTTGGGTGATCTCGTTTCCCAGCGGCAACGCCACCTGGGTGTACGACGCCACGCTTTCGCAGCGGATCGGCCGGCCTGCCTGGCATCAGTGGGGCTGGTGGAACGGCACGGGCTTCGACCGCCACCGGGTAGCCTTCCACGCCTACGTGGACCTGGGCGACGGCCCCAAGCACTACGGCGGGGATTGGCAGACCGGCGACCTGTATGTGATGTCGGCCGCCTACACCGACGACGCCGGCACCATCATCATGCGCGAGCGCACCGCGCCGCACCTGTTCGATGAGCAGGAAGAGGTTAAGATCGTCCACCACCGCCTGCAACTGGACGTGGAAACCGGGCAGATCACGGACCCGCAATTCTCCCTGTACTGGTCCAACGATCACGGGCACACCTGGACCAGCGCGCACACGCGCACCGGCGGCGCCAGCGGCAACTACACCACGCGCGTGATCTGGCGGCGCTTGGGCGCGCCGCGGGATCGCGTTTACCGCATCCGCTCCAGCGCGGGCATGCGGCACACCTGGATCAACGCCTACCTGCGGGCCACGAAAGGGACCAGTTGAGCACCGGCACCTCCATCCCCAGCGTTCCCATCCGCACGCCCATGTTCGATGCGGACGGGCGGCTGACGCGGCCCTGGATTCTGTTCTTCGAGCGCACCCCCAAGGCCAGCGGGGGCGGCGGCCCCTACATCCGCACCCTGCTCCTCAAGGACACTGCCGTGGGCGACGACATCGCCGATCATGTGCCCATCTTCGTGGAGGGCGCGGCGGTGCGGGTGGTGGGCGTGCTGCGCCTGCCGATCAGTGCCGATCTGACCGTGCGCATCAACCTGGACGGCGCCGCGCTCGTGAGCATCACCATCCCCTCCGCGACTGCCGTGGACACCCCGGTAGTGGCGTCCGCCTTCACCGGAGATCACCTCGGCGACCTGGCGGTACTGAGCTGGGATGTGGTGGCCTCGGATGGTTCCACCGATGCCGCAGGCGTGGCCAGCTTCACCTTGCAGTGGCAGTGAGACGGAGAGGGTTTTATGTCGGATTTCAACTACATGAAAAATTTGGACGCCATCGGCAAGAAGCTCATTGACCTGGTGGGCGACACCATCAAGGTAGGCCTGTGCACGGCCGCCTACACGGCGGATGTGAACGCCGACGAGTTCCTCAGCGCCGTGGGCAGTGCCATGGTGCAGGCCGCGGCCCTGACCACCAAAAGTCTGACGGGCGGCGTGTTCGACGCCGACGACGCCACCCTGGCGGCGGTGCCGGCGGGCTCGACCATCACGCAGTTCATCCTGTACCAGGACACCGGCAGCCCGGCTACCTCGCGCCTGATTCGGCATTTCGACAGCTATAGCGGCCTGCCCTTCCTGACTAACGGCCTGGATGTGGTCATCACCTGGCCGAGCGGCAGCAACAAGATTTTCGCCTTCGTCAACGCCTAGCTAAGCTAGGGGCAGCTTATGAGCACAGTCTTTAGCGGCGGCACCTACGTCAACACGACGCTGGATGGCTCGACCAAGGCCAACCTGATCGCGGACATCCAGGCCAAGCTGACCACGGCGGGCTGGACGGTTTCCTCCGGCGGCGGCACCACCAACCTGCTCATGCAGACCGCGCAGGACGGCACTACGCTCAACCAGGGGCGCGTGCGCTTCAAGGATAACGGCGGCAACTGCGTGCAGGTCACGCTCGAAAACGTCAGCGGCAGTTGCGTGCAGACCAGCGGCACCACCCACGGCGGGAATCTGCTCTGCGCCGCCGGCAAGGTCTATCATGTCCTGGCCAGCAAATACCGCTTCGAGATTTTCACGATCGGCAACAATGCCCGCGAGGTGACCTATGCCGGGATTCTCTGGATTCCGGCTCCGTATCAGGGCGTGATTACGGAGGCCATTTACCTCGGCGCGAACGCCATCAACGACACCGACAGCACGCTGCGCAATTCCTTCCGCAACTCGTTTGGGCACGGCTCGACCTCCAACCAGGGCAACTGCGCCGGCATTCTGAACGCCTCCCTGATGGAGGTTTCCAACACGGGTTCGACGCAGTGCGGGATGCTGCAAATGCGCGTGCCGGTCAACGGACAGATGGCCGGCAGCGGCTACAACTCCGGCAGTATCACCAATCCAGGCCAAAACCTGTATCGCTGGCACGATCTGGCGCTGGATCAGGCGGATTGTCTGGTGGGATGGGCCACCGCCAGCATGACCGACGAGGCCTTGCTGCGCGGCCAGATGTATGACTGGACGCAACTCTCCGACGCCTTTTCACTGGACAGCACCGACTCCTGGAGCGATGGCGGCAGCTCGCATAACTTCTACTGCTTTAGCAGCATCGCCGGATCGGCCAGCCAGGGCCGCGGTTCGCTGTGGGTAGCCTACTCCTGATATGCTGCGCGTTCTATTAACCCTGGCCATCGCGGCCAATACGCAGGCCCACGGGCCGCAGGTCACGCAGGCCAGTTCCGGCAAGAAGCTGGTGCTGGGAGGCGGCGCGCGCGGGATGTGGCGCCAGGTGGCGGCCGTGGAGCGGGCGCCATCCTCCCTGGCGGCCGTGAGCATTCATCTCGGCGCCACCGCCGGGAGCGCGACGCACAGCCCGGAGGTCACCCTGGCCAGCTCCGGCAAGAAGCTGGTGCTGGTGGGCGGCACGCGCGGCTGGGTGTGGCGTCTGCGCCTGGTGCAGGGCATCACCGCCAGCAGCACTACGCTGATCGGCGCCAGCGGCACGGTCCAGGTGAGCGGCGCCGCCGGGCAGGTCCTCCACGCGGCGAGCCTCACGGGCGGCAGCGGCACGGTATTGGTTACCGCGCCGGGCGGCACGGTGGCGGTACGCCTGCCGCCGCTGACCGGCGCCAGCGGTACCGTGGAGGTGCGCGGCGCCGCGGGCGCGATCGGCGTCCCCACGGTCCTGCTGGCCGAGGGAGATGCGCAAGTCCTGCTCACCGGCGACGCCGGCGGCATCGGCATGACGCACGGGCTCACCGGCACGAGCGGCACCATCGACATCAGCGGCGATCCCGGCGGCGCTACCCGCACGGTCAACGGGCTGCACGGCAGCGACCCGGGCGGCAGCGTCCAGGTGGTGGGCGGCCCGGGCAGAACCCGCGGGCGCGTTCCCAACTACGTCTTCTGAGGCCACGCGCATGGCGCTTTTGTTTTGTGACAGCTTCGACCATTACGACACCCCCGAATGGACTACCAAATGGTCCGGCGGCACCTTCGGGGTGATTGTCCCCGGCGGCCGCACGGGCAACTGCCTGAGTTGCTCCGCGGTGGGCCCCTGGAAGGCCTTTCCGGCCGACTACGCCACGCTGGTGGCCGGCTTGGCGCACAATCCGGGCGGCTTCGCCAACGCGGTGGTCTACTTCGATAACGCCGTCTCCATGCTCCGCACCTATCTGAATCACGTGGGCGACGGGCGCTTGCGTTTCGGCTATCACGCCGGCTATACCGACGTGGCCGGCGATGTGATCTCCACATTCATGCTGAGCCTGAACGTGTGGTATTACGTGGAGCTAAAGGCCACTGTCAGCGTCTCCGGCCGCAACGTCACCTTCACCGCCGAGGCCCGCGTCAACGAAATCGTAATTCTCAACGAGACCAAGACCATCACCGCCACCGGCATCGACCCGGCCATCCTGGCCGCACATCCAGGCTTCAACCAGGCGCACCTGCAGGCGGCCGGCGCCAGCTACGGCGCCCTGGTGGATGATGTCTACGTCACCGATGGCGATTACCTGGGAGACATCAAAATCGGCGTGCTGTATCCCAACGCGGACGGGGACGCCGGCGACTGGACGCCCAGCTCCGGCGCGGATCACTACGCCATGGTGAAGGAGCACCCGCCCGACGAAGACACTACCTACAATTCCGCCACCATTGCGGGCCAGACGGATCTCTACCAACTGGATGACATCCCGCCGGACTTTTCCGGCGACATCCGCGGCGCTCAAGCCCTCTGGCGGCTGAAAAAATCGGATGCCGGCAGCGCCACCGTGCGCAGCCAAATCAAAAGCGCCGGCGTGGTGCTCGAAGGCAGTGATGTGCCGCCCAGCTACACGGCCTACAACTACATCATCCAGCCCTACGGCGTGAGTCCGTTCACCGGCGCGCACTGGAGCGCCGCGGAGATCAACGCGCTCCAGTTGGGCATCAAGAGGACCTGATGACCAGCATCGACATGACCCAGCTCGCGCTGGAGGTCTTGGACCGGGAGCCGGCTACCGTGCCGCAGATCACGCAGGTAGCCTGCGAGGTGGTGGACCATCCGCCCGGCAATCAGGCCCGCATCACGCAGGTGTGCCTGGAAGTGCTCTTTCCGGCATCGGTGAGCCGTCCCGTCAACTCCAACGTGGCGTTTTGAACTATGGATCCGCGCGTGGCCCTGTGCGCACCCTTCCCCGCGGCGAGCATTCCGCAGTTGTGGGCCTGGCTGCAGGAATTTCCGGACGCCAATTTCGATGACGACGGCCCGCGCACCCTGGAGGAGTTCACCGCACAGATGCAGGATCGGATCGGATCGGAGCGCACCTGGGGCGCCGAAGCCAATGGCGAATTGTGCGGGGCCATCGGCTACCGGCAGCTCGACCCGCAGGCGGGCCTGTTTCGCGGTATCTGCTTCGCGCGGCGGGTGCACGGTACGGGAATCGCCCGCGCGGCCGTCAGCCAGGTGATCGCGCAGGCCTTCGCGGAAGGGACGCAACGGATTTACGCGCTGCACTTCGCCGATAACGTGCGGGTGCATCGGTTGTTACTCGCCCTGGGCGCCCGGGCGCAGGCGGTGCTGCCGCGCTGGACGCGGCGGCACGGCCAGCCGCTCGATGTGCGCCTGGTGGTTTTTTCGAGGAGTTAGTCACAATGCCATTCGGCGGATTACTTGCCGCGGGAATCTCCGCGGGCACTTCCATTTTCGGGGGTCTGCTGGGATCTTCCGCGTCCAAGAAGGCGGCCCAGCAACTGGCCGACAAAGGAATCCAGGCGGGCCGCAACGTGCAGCAGGCCGGCGCGGAAGCGCAGGGCGGCATGGATCGGGCCGTCTCTGCGGCCGCGGGCGACGTGAATGCCGGCGCGGATCGCGCCATCCAGGACGTATGGAGCGGCACGGATCGCGCCAACGCCACGCTCTCGGATGTCTACGCGCAGCAGCAGGCCAACCTGAATCCCTACCTGGCGGCCGGCCAGCAGGGCGTCACCAGCCTGGCCAGCATGCTGGCGCCGGGCGGGGCACTCAGCAAGGAATTCAGCTTCAACCCGGCGGACCTGAAAAACGAGCCGGGCTACCAGTTCACCTTGCAGCAAGGCACGCGCGCGTTGCAGAATGCCGCTTCCGCCCGCGGCGGGGCCAGCGGCAGTTCCAGCTTGAAGGCTCTGACGCGCTTCAGCCAGGGGCTCGCGGACACCACCTATCAGAACGCCTACAACCGCGCCCTGACCACCTTCCAGACCAACCGCAACAATACGCTCGCCGGGATGCTGGACCTGGCCAACCTGGGGCAGTTCGGCACGCAGCAGTTCAACGCCACATCCACCAACTTCGGCAACCAGACCGCCGCCAACACCCTGAACGCGGGTTTGTTCAGCGGCAACACGCGCTATAACGCGGCCAACCGGGTGGGCGACATCGGCCTGACCGGCGCCGAATACAACGGCAACCTGGGGCTACGCACCGCCGAGGACGTGGGCAACGATCTGATGGGCGTGGGCAACGCGCAGGCCGCCGGTACGGTAGGCGCGGCGAACGCCTGGCAGACCGCCCTGGGCGGCGTGGCCAATGCCGCGCAAACCTACGGCCTCAGCCGGATGCTGAACCCGTATGGCTCCGGCACGGTGGGCGCCTATGTGCCCAATCCGGGCTACGGCGGCGCGCCGCCCGCGGTGATGGACCAGGTAATTGCCAGCACCCCGGCGGCCAGCCTGCTGCCGCCGCCGGCGGTGAATCCCGACCCGTACAACTACTACGGGCTGACGCACCCGTAAACAGGAGCTTTCCCCATGCTAGACGCCTCGATCCCCCTGGCCGTGCGCCCCGCCCCCGTCGAGAACCCCATGGAAGTCTACGGGCGCGTGCTGGCGCTGCGCGGCATGCTGCAGCAGCAGCAACTGCACAACGAGCAGCTTCACGCCTACCAACTGGAGAACCAGCAACGCCAGCGCGAGATGGACGCGCAGCAGACCTTGGGCCGGCTGCTCGATCAGCACTCCGCCATTGACCCCGCCGGCAACCTGGTGACCGACTCGGCGGCGGTGATGAAGGGCTTGGGCGCGGCCGGCTACGGCAGCGAAGCGCTGAAATACGACACCGCCCGGCGCGCCAACCTGAAATCCGCTTTTGATGCGGCCGAGGCACAGGTGAAGCTGAACGGCACGCGGGCGGGCCGCCTGGGTTCCCTCTTCGGCGCGGTGCTGGGCGCCGATCCAGCCAGCCGGCCGCAGGCCTACCAGACTGCTGTGCAGCAAGCCGTCAACGAAAGGCTCCTGGATCCGCAGAAGGCCCAGGAGATGCTGAGCCATCCCTACGGCCCGGATCTGGAGGCCTCCATGCAGCGCTTCCAGGATCAGGCCATGACGGCCCAACAACAGCACCAGGCGGCGCTGGCCACGCTGCGGGAAATGCGCGAGAAGGCCGTATCGGATTCCATTATCGCGCGAAATCAGAGCACCACGGCCAAGAATCAGGCGGACCTGGCGCAGACCAACCGGCAGAACGCGGCCGGCATACTGGCTGCCGCCCCCGACCAGGCCGGCTACGCCAAGGTCTGGTATGGCCTGGATGCGAAGGTACGCGATCAATTCCCACATCCCGATGATTGGGACGAAGACACCGCGCAACAGGTAGGCCGCATCGGCATGACCCCGGCGCAACAGACCCAAGCCGACCGGGAAGCCCAAATGGAGGAACACCAGGCGCAACTGGAGAAGCAAGGCTGGGCGCGCATCGGGCTGGAACGTCAGCGCGTGAGCGCAGAACTCCAGCGCCTGAACGCGGCCAACGGCACCGGCCCCATCGACCGGCGGGAAGCCGATCGCCTGTTGGCGCGCCTGGCTCCCGTGGAGAACGGATTGAACCGGCAGCGCAAGCAGTTGGGCGCGGCCATCGCCGGCACCAAAGAGAACGATGGCACGGTGAATCACAAGCTGTATGTGGATCGCCTGGGCAACGTCAAGCCCATGGCGGCAGCTTCGCAGGGCGACGAGGAGACGGCCGCGGCGCTGGTGGAAGAGATGCGCGGGCGCTATGGCGATGTGACCGACGAACTCAAAAGGACCATCGCGGACAAAAACAGCCTGCTGCAGCGTTCCGGGCGCCAGGTGGGCGTGGCCACCGAGGACGCCTGGGCGGCGCTGGACGCCGGCGATGCCAAGCTGTTTGGCACGGGGCGGCCCGCGAATGGTCCGCAACAAAGCGCCGGCACGCCGGCGCCTGCCCAGGCCGGCCTGCAGACTGCCGGCACGCCGGCCGCCAAACCCACCGCGCCGGTGCCCAGCAAGACCGCGGCGCCGCAGCAGTACAAAATCAACGGCGCCAGCTACACCGTGGGCCAGACCATCGTGAGCGGCGGCAAGCGCTACAAGTTTCTCGGCCTGAAGCCCAACGGCAAAGTCAGCGCCGAGCCTCTGGACTGACCTCTCTCGAAAATCATGCCTGTCGAACTGGACGCTTCGAGCATCGAGCTAGATCCGCGTGCGATCGCGCCCGCCCCGCTCGCCAGGACGGTAGAGCTGGAGCCCAACTCTATCGAACTGGAACCCAGCGCCATCGCGCCCGAGGCGCCGGTCACGCGCACCACCGGGCCGCAACCCGGCAGCTACACACCACCGCCCGCGGGCCGTGCGCCCATCCCGGCCGGTTTGCAGGGACCGCCAGAGCCCGGCCGGCGCGGGGTGTACCACGGCGAGCCGATCGAGGAGACGCCACCCTCCCATCCGGGCGAGATGCGCGAGGCGCTGGGCTTCGGCGGCAGCTACGCCAAGCTGATTCCGCCCGCAGACCAGGATGCCAGTGTGCCCGCGCAAATCACCCGCGGGGCGCTGCGCGGCATCGTCAACACGCTGAGCCCCGAGAGCGCCAGCTATGCGCTGGCCTTCCTGGTGGGCGGCGAAGCGTTGCCGGCGGCTGCCAACCTGGCGCCGGTGGCGCGCGCGCTGAAGGATCTGCCCAGCGTCTTGAAGGCCCTGGATGTCACCGCCCATGCGGCCGTACCGGCCGCGGGCCTAGTGGTGGGCGGCAAGAACCTGGCCCAAGGCGGCGTCCCGCGGAACATGGAGCAGGCCGCGGAAACGGCCATCAACGCGCTACTGTTGGGCGCCAGCGCAGTAGGGGCGATCCGGGCCGGCCACGAAGTTCTGAAGGCCTACCCTGAAGGCCCCACGCCCGAGGCCCAAACCCGGGCGACCCAAACCGGCGGCATCGCCACGCCCCCGGTCTCCAATGAGCAGGCCGCGGCCACGGCAGAAGCACTCGCCCAGCAGGGCCGGCGCCTGGCGGCGCAGGCCTGGAAGGACCTGGACCGCAGCCAACCGCTCCCCATCCAGATCGGCAACCAGACGGTGTATTTGCAGCCGCCCGCCAAAGTGCCGCGGGTGGTGGGCGAAGTGCAGAACCCGGATACGCCCTGGAACCCGCCCACGCGCGTGACCAAGGGCTCGCGGGTGGTGCACACCATCACCGAGAGCGCCGACCCCACCAGCAAGGCCCTGGTCAGCGGCACGCCGGAAGTAGTCCAGAACTGGCTGCAGAGCCGGCAGGCCACGGTGTCGCGCACGCCCTACAGCGGCCCCGGCGACGTAGGCGGCGCGCCTCCGGTAGTGCCTGCGGCTGAAGTCTCCACACTCACCCAAAACCACGCTCTGCCCTCTGATATCCAGCCCGGCCCCAACGGCACGGTAGTCATCGAGCGGCCCAGCGGCAAGTACACGATTCACGCCATTCAGCAGGGGCAAGTGTCCTTCGTGGCCGAGACGCCGGCGGGAAACGTGCGCGGCACGCTGCCGCTACCCATCTTCCGGCAGATGATCGAGGCGCCCCCAGCCGCCCCGGCGCCGGCGGCCACGGCCAACGCCCCGGCCCCGGCGGCGGCGGGCGGCGCCGTAGAACTGGATCCGGCCACGGTGCAGCCGGCCCCGGCGGCCACCCAACAGAAACCCGAGCCGCAGCGCCAGACGCCCGCGCAGGTACAGGCGGGCGTGCTGGCCGCGCTGCGCGCGGACCTGGCCAAAGCCGAAGCCGCCGGCAACCAGCAGGTAGCCGCCGACAAACGCGCGGCCATCGCCCGCATCGAGGCCTCCATCGCGCGCAGCCAGCAGGCGCCGGCCGCCGGCGTGGCCAACGGGCAGCCAGAGAGCGCCCCAGCGGCGCCCGGGCAGCCGACCCCTCCCCCGGCCGTGGCAGCCCCGCCAGCGGCCCCGCTAGCGCAGCCAGCAGGGGATTTGGGGTCCGAGAGCCAGGCGGAGCCGGATCTGTTCGGCCAGGCCGGGCTCAGCGTGGACGACATCGTAGCCGGCCTGGAAGAGGCCGGCCTGGCGCCGGCGCAGAAAAGCACGCCGGCAGGCTTACCACATGAGCCTCCTACGGCCGCGCAGGCAGGCGGAAAGGTATGGCCCGGCAGAGAAATTCCGCTCAGCCAGGATGCCGAAGGCAAGTCACGGTATTGGGTTCTGAGCGAGCGCGGCAGCGTGATCGTGGCCACCGATTACGAGCGCGGGCAGCGTGGCGTCATCCCGATC